GAGGACGAAGTACACAAAGTATTCAAGCCCAAGTGGGTTGACGTTAAGCAGGTAGTGCCGAAGACTAAAAAAGATGGCAGCTTGTCTAAAGTTGGACTCACCGACGATGAATACCAGAAGGTACAACAGTCAGGCGATAGGTCTCCCTTTATGCGTAGAGCATTGAAGCCATTTAACCTTGGCTCAAGACAGCAGATAGGCGAGTACTTGATTGACTTTGGATGGGAGCCTTGCAAGCTAACGCCTACAGGTCAACCAATGGTAGACGAAGCAGTGCTGTCTACTGTCAAGGACATACCACAGGCAGCATTGATTGCTGAGTACCTGATGTTACAAAAACGTGTAGCACAGGTACAGTCATGGGTTGATGAAGCTGACCCAGAGACAGACAGAGTGCATGGCTACGTTAACACCAATGGCGCTGTAACCGGCAGGATGACGCACTCTAAACCTAACCTAGCCCAAGTACCGGCAGGATACTCGCCGTATGGCAAAGAATGCCGACAGTGCTGGATTGCTAGAGACGGCTATAAACTTGTGGGTTTTGACGCTAGTGGCCTAGAGCTACGCATGTTGGCCCATTACATGAACGACGAGGACTATACGAATGAAGTCATTGGAGGAGACATCCATACTGCTAACCAGCAGCTTGCGGGACTTGAATCACGAGATTCAGCAAAAACTTTCATCTACGCGCTGCTGTACGGCGCTGGAGACGCAAAACTTGGTACGGTGGCGGGAGGAGGCGCAGGTGCTGGTAGACTGCTTAGAGAGCGATTTATGTCTAATCTCCCAGCATATGCAGATCTTAAAGGAAGAATTAGTCAAGAGGCAGTACAGGGTTGGATCAATGGACTAGATGGTAGGCTACTACACATCAGGTCAGAACATGCAGCCTTGAACACCTTACTCCAAAGTGCGGGTGCAATTGTAATGAAAAAAGCCTTGTGCTTGTTACAAGAGTATGCTAAACTATGGGGTCTTGATTATTACTTTGTAGGGAACATCCATGATGAAGTACAAGCAGAAGTTAGATCAGACCAAGCAGACAAGTACGGAAGACTCGCAGTATCCTGCTTGGAAGCAGCAGGAATTGAACTTGGGCTTAACTGTAAGCTCACAGGAGAGTACAAAGTTGGAAGCAGTTGGGCAGACACCCACTAAAAACTGTACAGGGTGCGGAGTAGAGTTAATAGTAGGTAAGAACTGGCTTTTAAGTGCCGTTAAAAAACAATGGTACCTTTGCAGGTCATGTAATGCTGCAAATACCGCAAGGTTACGCAGAGCTAATCCTGAAAGGGTGAAGCTCGATCAACATAAAGCTATGTATGTCAATGGTAAATATATATCAAGAAAACACCCTCTGTACAAACCCGGACGCTACAAGTCCTTTGGGGATGCAGCCTTTGAGTCTTTAGATAACTACAAGACTTCAAAGCAAGGGCAAGTGTACATCCTGTACAGTCCTGCTTACCCTAGCTGGGTTAAGATAGGCATGGCAGTGGACGCAGAGGACAGGCTAAAGCAATTTCAAACAGGTAGCCCATACAGGGATTACATCTTGATAAAGGCTTATGACACTGATGACAGGCGCAAAGCAGAGAGTGAGATACATGAGTTACTTAGGAAAACTCATGGCAGTAAGAACGAATGGTTTGTAATCGCTGCCCCAGTAGCTAAAGAAATACTAGATGGATACTTCAATGAAAACGACTAACACCCTGATAGATGACATTTATGCTTTGGTGAAAACTAAAACACCGGATAGGTCAGTGGACGCTGAACAAATCATAGATGACTTTGGTGAAGCATGTAAAGACCTTATGCGTAAAGAGTTTACCAGTCGTGGTAGCTTTGATGGGCGCAAGTTGCGTATGTCCAACATAGGCAAGGACGATAGATACCTGTGGAACCATTACAACAATGTGGGGCCGAAGGAGAAAATGCAGCCACATACGCTTGTAAAGTTTATGTACGGTCATTTGATTGAGGAAATGTTGCTCCTGTTTGTGCGTCTAGCTGGTCATACAGTGACACATGAGCAAGCACAGGCCACCGTAGAAGGTATCTCAGGTAGCATGGACTGCAAAATTGATGGCATAGTGACTGACGTTAAGTCAGCCAGCAGCTATGGATTCAAGAAGTTCAAAGATGCTACGCTTGCATTTGATGACCCCTTTGGGTACATAGATCAAATCAAAGGATACGCTAAGTCTGAAGATGAGACACAGGTGGGCTGGCTGGCTATGGACAAAGCTAACGGTCATTTGACTTACCTAAAGTATGACCTAGAGGATGCACAGGCTCCTGTCTATGAAGCTCTCAAAGGTGACATAGCAGAGCGCATCATCCACGTAAAGGAGATGGTACAGCAGGAAGAACCTCCTGAACTATGTCACCAGCCTGTACCTGATGGTAAGTCAGGCAACATGAAGCTGGCTACAGGTTGCTCTTACTGTCACTTCAAACATGCTTGCTATCCTGAGCTACGTACATTCTTGTACTCAACAGGGCCAAGGTTCTTAACGGAGGTGGTGAATGAGCCTAAAGTCCAAGAGATTACGTAGGGCTAGTATCTACAGGTCTGGCCTTGAAAAGAAGTTTGCTCAGCTAGTGCCAAAACGTAGATACCTGTATGAGCCATATGATGTACCATACGTGATGCACAGGAAGTACAAGCCAGACTTTGTTGACAAGAAGACAGGCGACTACATAGAGACTAAAGGTTTCTTTAGGACAGGAGATACCCAAAAGTACACCTCAATACGTGATAGTATTGCACCCACTAAGTTAATTTTTGTCCTGTCTGACCCTAACAAGAAGGTCAGGAAAGGTTCTAAGATTACAATGGGGCAATGGTGCCACAAGGAAGGCTTTGAGTTTTACACAGTTGATGAGTATGTAGATCATGTCACTAACAATGGATGAAGTCAGAGAACGTGTCTTAGCGAGATACGACGCAGAAGACTTGTTGGAAGCCTTGGACATAACGTCCGAGGAACTACTAGACAGGTTTGAAGATAAATTTATTAACCGTTTAGCCTTCTTTGAAGAAGACGTAGACGAAGAACTAGAGGATGACAAGGAAGATGAAGATGAGTATTGATGACGCAGCACCGGAAGAATGGAACAAAGTAAACAGGAAGAAAGACTGGGCTTGGATGGATGAAGAAGTGCCTAATGACCATCCTTTCTTTGGAGATAAACCGGACAACAAACCGGACATGGTGAACCGTCCAGCACACTACAACAATGGCAAAATGGAATGTATTGATGCCATTCACGGTATGCTCACACACGATGAGTATATTGGTTATCTTCGTGGTAATGCACTCAAGTATAACTGGCGCTGCCGCTACAAAGGCCAGCCCATAGAAGACTTACGCAAAGCACGATGGTACGAAGAACGATTGATTGCCTACATGCTGGAGCACCCAAGTGACAAATAAGATAGGCACACAGGACTACTTAGGTATACAGATTGACTACGATAGAGAGAAAGACCTTAGTGTGTTCTCTCTAGAGACACTCAAGGACAGATACTTCTGGGAGGATGAGACCCATGCACAAGAAGCCTTCGCAAGAGCATCGGTCTATAGTGCAACGTATCAAGGACATACTGACTACAATCTTGCACAGCGACTTTACGACTACGCAAGCAAGGGCTGGTTCGGTTTTAGCACTCCTATACTTAGCAACGGGGGAACCACTCGTGGTTTACCTATTAGCTGTTTTCTCAATTATGTTCCAGATTCAAGGCGTGGTTTATCTGACCACTATGATGAGAACATATGGCTGGCAAGTGGAGGTGGAGGCTTGGGTGGATATTGGGGTGCTGTTAGAAGTAATGGCGTTTCAACTTCTAACGGTAGTCAGTCTACTGGTAGCATTCCATTCATGCACGTAGTTGACAGTCAGATGCTGGCGTTTAATCAAGGAGTAACTAGACGAGGATCATATGCGGCCTATATGGACATCAGCCATCCAGAGGTTGAAGAATTTATTGCCATGCGGAAGACTACTGGAGGTGATCTTAATAGAAAGTGTCTTAATCTGCATAACGGTATCACTATTACTGACGACTTTCTTACAGCCGTTAAGAACGATGACCAGTGGAGACTGATTGACCCTAAGTCTAAGCAGGCCATCAAGACTGTATCGGCAAGGGACTTGTGGTGGCAGCTAATACACACTAGGGCAGAAACAGGTGAACCCTATATTGTTAACCTAGACCGCTGTAACGAGGCTCTACCGCAGTCACAGAAGGACATGGGGCTAGAGGTACGCCAGAGTAACCTATGCTCTGAGATTACCTTAGCGACTAGCGAGGAACGTACAGCAGTCTGTTGCTTATCTAGTGTGAACCTAGAGTACTTTGACGAATGGAAGGACGATGAGTTATTCATCAGTGATCTAATCACAATGCTTGACAACGTTATAGAACACTTTATTGACAACGCTACACATGGAGAACATGCGTGGCATTTTAATCCTACCTTTACGGAGTTTAGCTATTATGTTCACCCAGATAAAACAGGGTTTGCAAAAGCCGCTTACAGTGCATATAGAGAACGCGCAATTGGCCTTGGAGCGATGGGCTTTCACAGCTACCTACAACGCAATGGTATACCTTTTGAAGGTATGTACGCTGCCAGTTTCAATAACAGAGCATTCAAGCACATTAAAGATAGAGCCACATCAGCTTCTAGTGTTCTTGCATCTGAACGTACTGAAGCACCTGATATGGCTAATGGGAACCTTCGTAATTCTCACCTGCTTGCTATTGCTCCTAATGCCTCTAGTAGTATTATATGCGGTGGAACGAGTCCTTCAATTGAGCCAACTAGGGCTAACGTATTTACGCACAAGACTCTGACAGGATCATACAAGGTAAAGAATAAGTATCTGGAGGAGTTACTTGAGAAGAAAGGTATTAACAACGAACAAACGTGGAAAGATATTGCTGCTGCTGAAGGCTCTGTTAAAGACTTGGAGAAACTCACAGAAGAAGAAAAGGAGGTATTTAAGACAGCACCTGAACTTGACCAGCGATGGGTCATCGAACACGCCTACCAAAGACAGAAGTACATCTGTCAGGCGCAGTCAGTAAACCTGTTTTTTGAGCCACCACCGGCTACAGCACCACAGGAGGTACACGATGAGTATTTGGAGTACGTTAATCACGTACATTGGACAGGAGCTAACAAACTCAAATCTATGTATTACCTGCGAACTACAGCGGCTAGAAATACAGAGAATGTTAACATCAAGATACCAAGAATTAACCTAGAAGACGGGGAGTGCCTAAGCTGTGAAGGCTGATGAACACCCTGTCTACAGGGCTAAATTTTACATACCAGAGCTAAAAAAGTCTGTATCATGGAAAGAGTACCTAGATTACTACAATGACTTAGATGAGCAATTTTGGCAGTATAGCTACTATTGCTCTCAGATGTGGGCAAGCTACATGGATGACAAATGCAAAAGGCGTGAAGCGCCATTGAGCTACAAAGAGTATGTCGATAAGTACACAAAACTGTTAGAGGAAGGATTCAATGATAGACCAAAAGATTAGTGCCATGAAGAAGCTGTACAATGCTGAGATAGATATATACAAGGCAGAGGTGCAGAACTATCTAGACAACCCTGTGGGCGTAGGAGAGCATGGTAACTTGGTTGATACTATGGATAACCTTGTTGCTAAGATTGCAGAAGCAGAAGATAAATTAATTGTATTGGAGACACACTTCAGTGAGTAATGTGATAAACTTAATGCCTACGGAGGCTACCGCTAACGAAGTGCTAGAGGAGTGTAAAGATGACTTTGAGCATGTACTGGTTATCGGCTGGACTCCTGACGATGCTCTGACAGCTAAATCCACAACGTCTATGGACATGAAAGAGATAATTTACCTGATAGAGGTATTCAAACAAGCAATTATTATGGCAGGACATGAAGTAGAATGATAGACGAAACA